ATCGATGCCCTTGGAACCGCCGACGCTGGTGCCCTTGTAGACGCCGGTCAGCACCTTCTGAACTGCCAACGGGTCGACGATGTGCAGGATGCCGCTGGTGGCTTTGGCAACGTCGTCGTGACTGATGACCTCGACCACGCCGACGGCGCTGGGTTGGTGCATTTCACGGACGTTGGCCCAGACCATGAAATCGTCGAGGGCCGCCTTGGTGCCGACGTAGTCGAGGATTTCGCTCTGGTCGTCGACCGTTTCGTCGTTGATGACGGTGTGGACCATCAGTGTGCCGTCCGGCAGGCTGTCGACCTTTTGGAAGTCGGCGTACGTACTGAACGCGGTTTGGTTCACAGGACCTCCTCGAACGCTGCACGGACCTGTGCGGCGGTGGTCGCGCCGGCGAGCAGGGCGCCCAAGCGGTCAGCCGTGTCGTCGTCGATTTGATCGGAGTCGAACCGCGCCGGGTTGCGGCCACGGTCGACGGCGTTGAGCGCCTTGCGCCGCCACTTGGCGAGGTCGTCGTTGCGCGATACCTTGACGGCCGGCGGGGCAATCGGTGCATCAGCGGTTGCCTCGCCGGGCGCTGCGCTGGGCGTGGTCGGCGGTGTTGGTTTGCCGGTGTCGAGCAGGCTGGTCGTCGAGGCCGTTTCCACGGCCGCCGTCTGGGCCGACGTCGCCAACAGATCGGACACCAAGACCACGCCGACCTTCGGGTCGAACACGGTCGGCCCCAGACCAATCGGGTCGAAACCCTTGTCGTCGCGCCACTCGTCGGTGCTGTACGCGCCCGACTTCCACTCGATTTCGCGCGCCATGGCCTCGGCCTGTTGGTCCTGCGCCGCCTGAAGACCACGGAACCGGAACTCTAAATCCGGGGCGCCCAGTGGCCCGGCGATTAGTCTGTCGAGTATGCCTTTCAGATGGGCGGCCAGCGGTCGGCTGCCGCGTTTCTCGGCGCTGACACGTGAACTTTCGCCGAAGCCTGCGCCGCCCAGACCGCTGCTAGGTTCGAAACCCAGTTCGAACGCGCTGGTGCCGAACGCGGCTGCCGTGACGTGCATCAACCATTTCTCGACGTCGGTCGTCGGCTCCGGGTTGATGCGCTCGGGCCCGGCACCGGACCCGCCCGGCACGAACCGGACACGGGCACGGGCGAGGTCATCGCCGGCCAGCAGCGTGTCGAAAATCTGCTGCATTTCCTCGATCTGGCCGGGCGTCCATCCTTCGGGCAGTTTGTAGTACGAAATCGGCAACGTGCCCTCGGTGAAGTTGGACAGGTCCAACGACTGCCGGCGGAGCGCGCGGTTCACGGACATCAGGACCCATTCCATCGGCGGGCTGCCGTACGGGCTGGTCGGGTCTTGGTGATACGGCTCGTATACGAGTTCGTAGGTCGGGAAGTAAGTCCGCGACACGCCGAAGATGACCTGCCCGTAGGCCGCCGGCCAGTTGCACACGCTACACACGATGGCGTCGGCAACCTGCTGCCAGTTGTGCAGGTGCGGTGCCGGAATCGGTGCGGTGGCACCGAGCGTCGGCAGCCGCCCATAGTCGTCAATCAGGACGCGGATGGTTGACCCGTCCACGATTTCAGCGGCGTATAAGTCGCCGCCGCGAGTCCGGCGTAGGTAGATCGTCGGCGCGTCGATGCTGAACAGGTCTTCGAGGTACTGAATCAACCACGTGCCGAAATCGTCCTCTTGGTTGGGCGACATCAGGAACCCGGTGATGCGCGTGACCTCGTCGCGGTACGAGGCGCTGCGCGCCTTCTGTTCGTCGAGCGTCAGACCCTTCAACGGTCGAGGCCGGATGTCCCATTCCCAGCCGCGCGCCTCGTCCTTGCGCGCCTCGATGGCGACCCGTGCCACGTCGTAGGTGCCGCACAGGGCGCGCAAGACGTCGAAGGTGATTGGTTCATACGCCCTCGGCGTCGAAACGATGTTGCGACCGGGCTGGTAGGCGAACCGTCGTGGGTCGTGTTCGTCCGACGCCATCGGCAGCATCGGCGTGCCCGGACCCATCGTGATTCCGCCCTGCGTCAGTGCGGCGATTTGAGGACCCAACGGAGTCGCTGAAACTGCACCCGGCGGCAGTGCCGCCTTTGCCATCCACTGGCGCAGTTCGAACTCGTCGGTCACAGTTGCGTGCTGTCCCTCAACGCCTCCAGCGCCCGCTGGTATCCGTTCCACCACGCGCGGCCCCGCCGTCCAGCGGCACCGCGTCCACTATAAGCCTCGGTTGATAGGCGCTGGGCGGCTGCCACGCGGTAGTTGATTTCACCGCGTAGCAGCCACAGTCCCAGACGTCGCCGCAAGTTACTCGACCGGACCGCCGTCCGGCCCCTGTGTGCTGGCCGCTGGCGTGGCGACGTTGTGGTCGTACTCGACCGCCTCTGCTTCGCCCTCGTCCTCGCCGGCGGTTGCCTCGCCGGCTGCTTCCGCGTCAGCCGCTTCGGCGTCCGCCTCGGCGTCTTCGCTGTCGCCCTCTGTGCCGGCCTCTACGGCCTCGTCGCCGGCCTCTGGTGCCATGTCACCTTCGGGCGCGGCATCGGCCGGCTCGGTGGTTTCTGGCGCCTCTGGGGCGTCCGTGGTCGGCTCGTCTGCTGGTGCCATCGTGTGGCCGTCCCTTCTAGGCCTGTGCGGCCTGTGCGCGTTTGTCTTCGGCCTGCTTACGGTACAGGCCGAGCAGACTGGGTTCGTCCGTAATTGCCAGATCGGTCAGCGCCCAGACCAGTGCGTCCATCCGGTCAGGACTGGCCGTGTCGCCCGGCACGTACGAACATTGCTGGTCCTCCATTTCTGGGAAGAACCCGACGTGGTGAACCTTGCCCTGCTCATATAGTGCCGCAACCGGCTCGGCGCGGATAGCCTTTCCCCGCGTTGCCCTGACGGGTTTGTAGGCGACGTCTTGGTCGACCGTCCGGATGGTGTGTTCGATCATGTCGCCGCCGCGGTTCGTTTCACCGACGATTCGACCGGCGGCAAGTCGTTTATACGTGCCGACGGCGTGGTGGCCCCATTGGCTCGGCGTCATCACACCGGACTCGTCCGCCAACACGAAGTAGTGCTCGTGTGCGCCGGTTCCGTGACTGTCGGGCACCAACGGCACGCCGAGGTCACGGAAATGCGACTCGCACCATGCCCGTGAAATCAGTGCCGCGCCGGCCGCTACGATGCCCGTCGCATCGGCACCTTCGGCGCTGGTGATGGCCGGGTCGATGCCGACGGTCGTCCGGACCAGTTCGATTGCGCCGAGGGTCATCAGCCGGTGTGCGTCAATCCACATGCGCTGCCATGCCGCACCGGGCACGTCTTCCAAGACCTCGCCGCCGAGTTCCTGTCGACCCAGCGCGGTGCCGGAGTAACGGCGAACCCATTCGTCGACGATGGACGGGTCGAGGTTCGCGGCGTTCTCCAACGTGTTCAGGACACGCTGAACCACGTGTTCGTCCTTGACCAACATGCGGACCAGTTCGTGGCCACGTTTCGGCGTGCCCGTGGCGATGATGCGCGCCGGACTGATGCGCACGGCGTAGCGGATGGATTCTTCCCACGCCTGTCGCCAACGACGCCACAGGCCGATTTCGTCCGCCCACGTGCCCTTCAGGTTCTTGCCCTGAATCCGCAGCGCCCCGTCGTCGGCGCCGTCGACGTATATCTGGGTCCCATTGCGCAGCCGGATTTCGCCCATGCTCCGGTTCCACGACTCGACGTGGGCGCTCCGGCCGACCTCGACCTCGACGCGGTTGGTGCCAAGCGCCGCAAGGTAGCCGGACGGTCCTTCGACGCACGTGTCACGGGCGTCGGCGTAGGTCGGGGCGACGATGGCGTAGCCGCCCGGGTCGTCGACCGTCCACTCGCTGAACTGGTGCGCCGCCGCCCACGTCTTGCCCGACCCACGACCGCCCCGTGTGTACGCCACGTGCCAGCCGGAGTCCGGCAGTAGTTGCTGTGGGTGCGCCTTGGACCGCCACGCGTGAACGTCGCCCACGGTTTGGGCGAGGTGCATCTTGATGATGGCGATTTGGGCGGCCTTCAGCGCCTCGGTCGGCGGGACCCGTGCCAGCAGCCGCGCCGGCACCTAGTCCTCGTTTATACGACGGTGCGTGTCGGCCGAGGCGGTGGCAAGGATGCCCTCGGCTTGGGCCATGACCAGATCGGGGTCCAAGCCTGCCGCCTCGGCCATGTTGCGAATCTCCGCCTGAACGTCGATGTTCACGTCGACGCGGGTCTTCTGACCGAACTCGTCAGGCCAGCGCCGTTCGAGTTTCCAAGCGATGGCCTGCCACGTGTTCGGCAGCGGATGTTCGATGACTTGGTCGAGGCGTTCCAGCAGCCGCATCTGTTCCTTCGCCTCGGCCTTCGCCAAGTCGAGCCCGAACTGCGGGTCCTCGGCCGCCCAACGGGCGATGGTCTGGTGCGCAATGCCAGCGAGTGCGGCGGCCTTGCTCCGTGACATGCCGGCGCCGACCGCCTTCAGGACCAGCGACACACGCGCCGCCGTTTTCTTACTCGGCGCCCCGTTCATTCCACGGACGTACTCAGACATGAATGTCCAGTCCGATGACGAGCGCCGCCACGCCGATGACCAACGCCGACCACGCGACGAGGCCGCGGCCCTTGCCGTTGATGATTTCGATGGCCGCCAGAATGATGCCGACGGCGGCGAGGATGACGACGATGATGTTCACGAGATTGACGCCTCCGCTCCTGCCAGTAACCAACGGCGAATATAGCCCCACAGTCCAGCGTGACGGGCGGCACTGATGATGCTGGTGATGAACGGCCCGCCCAACAGGGCGACCAACGCCCAACCTTCGGTGATGGCGGCGGTCAGCGAGGACGGCACCACGAACGACGCCACGACCATCGCGCCGGCGATGCCGGCGAACGTTTCGATGAAGTCGACGACGAACTTGCCGAGGACCTGTCGGCCTGTCAGTCCGGCGGACGGGTCGGGCGGTGGTTGTGGTGCCATGGCGTCAGTTGACCGCCGTGTTGCGCAGACAGTAGAACACGCGATACGCGCCAGCCGAGCCGGTGTTGATGGCCGGTTTCAGGTCGACGGCGTCGACCCACGAGCCGTCGTAGCCGGTCCACGGCTTGCCCATCGGGTCGAGGACGAAGACCTGTTCGACGAACTTGGTGGAGTCGTGAACGCTGGCGCCCATCCGCCACGCACCGATGCCCAGCGCATGGCCGGCGTTGTACGTCTGGCCGACGTAGACCTTCATGTAGCGCGGTAGTTTGGAACAGTCGACCGTGACCTCGACGACGCATCGGTGGGCGTTACGGCGACCGGGCACCGGCAGTAGTTGGACGAGGTTCGGCCACGTGACGCCGGTGAAATGGAAGATGCCCTGCGCCCACGCCGTCGGGAACGCTGCCTGCAAGGCGACCTTTAGGTCGTTGAACGACGTGCCCTGTGGGTTGCCGTTGGCGTCGTAGATCGGAACGCCGGACAAGGTCCGCAGCGTCTTCGAGTAGTCGCTGGGGATGTCCCAGCCAGCCCAGCGGATGGCGTCACACGCCGCCGCCTCGACACAGTTCACGTACGGCGGCCCGTAGCCTCGTTCGCTGAAGAACTTCAGGATGCCGCGGACGATGGCAATCACAGGTCGAGGTCCGGAATGGCGGTCGGTTCGCTGCCTTCGGGCAGCACGTCCGGCTCGTCGTTCGGGTCGCCGGGCGGTACGCCCACGGCTACGGCGTCGGCCTCGTCGTCACAGTCCTCGCAGTCGCCCTGCGCTTCCTGAACAGGTTCGGCGTCAGACATCGGTTTGCCCCTCTGGTGCGGTGTGGCCTGACTCTACCACTGCGGCAAGGTACGTAGACGAGATTACGTACTCGAACCGCCGGCAAGGGGCTTGACACCTACACTACGACCGCGTAGGGTTCACCCATGAAGAACACCACCACCACCGAGTCCAACCGCACCTATCTTCTCGAAGGCATCGAGCGCGTCGCCAACGACGTCCGCCTCATGGCCGCCCAGATCGCCGCCGCCGCCCACAACCCGGACGAACTCGAAGGGTTGACCGACGCGGACCTCGCCGCCCTCGCGGTCAACCTGCTGGCCGCCAAGAACGCCCTCGAAGCCGACTGATGGCACTCCACGAAACGGTCGCCAGCCTCGTCGCCCGGCACGCCGAAACCAACCAGCGGCCCGAAGCCGTGTCGGTCCTCGTGGTCGGCGCCGGCGAGGACGAGGACATCGCCCGCCGGGTCGCCCCGCTGCTCGCCCAGCGCCTCTATCCGGACCGCCGGTTCGGCGAGGTCCTGCACGTCGAACGACTCGGCGACTACGCCGAGTTCGAGTACATCGTCGACGTCGAGGTCGTCTATACGAACGGCATCGTCATCAGCCGCATCCAGAACAACCGCTAACCACCACCACCACCACCGAAAGGGAACAGTGAAATGACCGAGTCCGACGTCCTGCGCAAGATTCAGGCGCTCATCGCCAAGGCCGAGGGCACCGACAACGAGGCCGAGGCGGCCGCGTTCTACGCCAAGGCCAGCGAAATGATGCTGAAGCACGCCATCGACGAGGCGGCCCTACGGGCAGCCGCGCCGGCGAAGAAAGCCGTCAAGCCGGTCGTCGTCGAGTTTCAGTACGCGTCGAACGACCACAGTCTGCGAGGACTAGAGGCGCTGCTCCAAGTCGCGGCCAAGGACAACCGTTGCCGCGTCCTGTACCGCCGCCTGAAGCCGTACCACATGGCGTCGTTCCATCCGGGCGCCAACCGGCACTCGCACTGGGCGTACATCGTGGGCTACGCCGACGACGTCGAGTTCGTCAAGATGCTGTACACCAGCCTCGTCCTTCAGGCGAGTCGCACCGGCTCGCTGGCGGCCCGTGAAAACCGCTGGGGCGGCGAAGGTCGGGCGACGTTCCTGTCCTCGTACTTCGAAGGTTACGCCGCGACCGTGGCACGCCGACTGCGTGGCCTGAAGCCCGAACTGCCGGCCGAGTCGACCGCCCTGATCGTGTTGGTCGAGGAAGACGTGAACGCTGCCGTCGCCGAGGCGTTCCCAGTTCTGGGCAAGGGGCGGGCACGGTCGACGTCCGGCTCGTGGGCAGGTTACGCCCGCGGCTCGGCGGACGGCCACGGTGCCGACATCGGCATCACCAAGGTCGGCGGCACGAACCGTCGACTCGGCGCCGGCTGACGAGTACGTAGTGCAGATTACGTATCTCGTTTATACGAAAGGGGCTTGACGGCTCCACTACGACGGCGTAAGGTTCACCTGTCAACCACCACCACCGCCCATCGAAAGGGGAACACCAAATGGCACAGACCACCACCACCACGACCCACGAGGACTACATTCAGGCGGTCCGCTCGTTCGTCGTGAACTCGTCCGTCACCTTGACCGACGACGAGAAGACCAAACTCAACCACACCAAGTTGATGTACGGCGTCGGTCAGGCCGGCGTCCGCGGCGTCTGCTA